TATGGAGCTTTTGTTCAAGAACTTAAAAATTTAGGAGTTGATATTTAATGGCACATGCACTATTAGGACCTTCTAGTGCATCAAGGTGGATGGCTTGTCCACCTTCTGTAAGACTCTGTGAGCAATTTGAAGATGTAGAGAGTGAATATGCAAAAGAAGGAAGCCTAGCACATGAAATAGCAGAGTTAAAAGTGAAAAAGTTAATAGATCCTGGTTTAACTTCAAGAAAGTTTACTTCAGCTATGAAGAAGCTGAAAGAAAAAGAGCTGTACCAGGAAGAAATGCAAGGTTACACAGATGAGTATGTAGAGTTTATACAAGAACAGATGTACAGTTACGAAACTACTCCACATATTTCTGTGGAACAAAAAGTAGATTTCTCTCAATATGTTCCTGGTGGGTTTGGCACTGCTGACTGCATATTAATCTCAAATGATACTTTACACGTTATAGATTTTAAGTATGGGAAAGGTGTTCCTGTAAGTGTTGAAAATAATGCTCAGTTACTTCTGTATGCGTTAGGAGCATATCTCGCTTACGAAATGATATTTCCTATAGAGCATATTAAAATGTCAATCGTACAGCCGAGATTAACTGGCATAGACACTTGGGAATGCAGCCTCGATTACTTACTAGACTTTGCTAAGAAAGCTCAAGAAAAGGCTGTGATGGCTTTAAATAGTGAGGGTGATTTTAACTGTGGAGAACATTGTAAATTCTGTAAGGCTAAATCTACCTGTAAAGCAAGAGCTAATACTAATTTGGAGCTAGCCAAGTATGAGTTTAAATCTGCAGATCTATTAACTTTAGAAGAAATTGGAGAAATACTGCAAAAAGCACATGATTTAGATACCTGGGTAAAAGAAATAGAAAAATATGCTCTAGCAGAAAGTTTAAAAGGAAATAATGTTCCTGGCTGGAAGGCAGTTAATGGCAAAGGTAGTAGAAGTTTTAAAAATACAGATGACGCTATAAAAGTACTTAAAGAAAATGGAATTGCAGAAGAACTTTTATATGAAAGAAAGTACTTAACTTTAGCACAGATGGAAAAAGTAATAGGTAAAAAAGATTTTAATAATCTAGTTGGAGATTTAATAGTTATGAATGCGGGGAAGCCAACTCTTGTAGAAGTTTCTGATAAAAGAGAAGCTATAACAAACAGGATAAAGGCTGAAGATGAATTTAGTGTAGTTGATGATATTAATAATTTATAAAAGGAGAAGTGATATTTATGGCAAATGATACTAGAGTAATGCAGCAGAAAAAGGGCAAGAAGAAAAGTACAGTTGTACAATTCTAGTTCCAAAGACTGATGTACAAACTAAGATGAAACTTGACGCCGCAATAAATGCTGCAATAGAAAAAGGAATTAGCAGTGTATGGAATGGAGTTAAACCTCCAAAACCAACTATCCCTATATATGATGGAGATGGTGTAAGACCTTCAGATGGCCAAGAATTTGGACCCGAATGTAAAGGCCATTGGGTGTTTACAGCAAGTGCAAAAATTGATTATCAACCAGGAATAGTTGACGTAAGAGCTCAACCAATTCTTAATCAGTCTGAGATTTACTCAGGGATATATGCAAGAGTATCGGTAAACTTTTTCCCATACGCAGTAAGTGGTAAAAAAGGAATTGGTTGTGGTCTAGGTAATGTACAAAAGTTAATGGATGGAGAGCCTTTATCAGCTGTAGGAATTAAGGCAGAAAATGAATTTGATGAGGTTGAAATAGATCCAATCACAGGAGAACCAATTCTATAAAAAACTTATAAGGAAGGCAGTTTTAATACTGCCTTTAAATTTCAAAAAAGGAGCGATTATGAGAACTTTAAATATAGATATAGAAACATTTAGCTCTGTAGACATAGGAAAATCAGGTGCATATAAATATGCAATGAGTGATGATTTTCAGATACTTCTATTCGCTTATTCTGTTGATGGCCAGGATGTAAAAATAATAGACCTTGCACAAGGAGAAGCTATTCCTGGAGAAATATTAGACCTTTTGAAAGATGAGTCTTGTATTAAGTATGCATACAATGCTGTCTTTGAATGGTGGTGTTTGAATATGGCTGGAATAGAAACTCCTTTGGAACAATGGCATTGTACTATGGTACACGGTCTTTATTGTGGATATACTGCAGGTCTTGCTGCAATAGGGAATGCAATGGGTTTACCTCAAGATAAGAAAAAACTAACAACAGGAAGTGCCTTAATAAGATACTTCTGTATACCATGTAACCCTACTAAGAGCAATGGGAATAGGACTAGAAACTTGCCTCAACATGCTCCAGAAAAATGGGAATTGTTTAAAGAATACTGTATACAAGATGTAGTTACTGAAATGGAAATAGGTAGAAGATTAAGTGCTTTTCCTGTCCCTGAAAGAGAATGGAAACTTTGGATATTGGATACTTTTATGAATACCTATGGTGTAAGAGTTGATAGTGAATTAGTCCACGGTGCTCTGTATATAGATGCATTATCCAGGGCTAATTTACTAGAAGAAGCAAGAGAGATAACAAAGTTAGACAATCCCAATTCTACGAGTCAATTGCTAAATTGGTTAGAAGAAGCAGGAGAAGAAGTTGAGAATTTGCAAAAAGCTACAGTTGAAAAAATGGTAGATACTTTAGAAGATGGAAAAGCAAAAAGAGTATTAGAAATAAGGCAAGAATTATCTAAAACATCTGTTAAGAAATATAAAGCTATGGACGAAGCTATGTGTAAAGATGAAAGAGTTAGAGGTCTCTTACAATTTTATGGAGCTAACAGAACAGGAAGATATGCAGGAAGATTAGTTCAAGTACAGAACCTACCTCGTAACTATATAGAAACTTTAGATATAGCTAGAGATGTTATAAAAAAAGGCAATGGTGAACTTTTAGAAATGCTTTATGGAAACATACCTGATACCTTATCACAGCTTATCAGAACAGCATTTATTCCATCTGAAGGTAATCACTTTGTTGTGTCAGACTTCTCAGCAATAGAGGCAAGAGTAATAGCATGGCTTGCTGGAGAAGAGTGGAGAATGGAAGTATTTAAAACTCATGGAAAAATCTATGAAGCCTCTGCATCTCAAATGTTTGGAGTACCGATAAACACCATTGCAAAAGGTGAAGAAAACTATCATCTTAGAGCCAAAGGTAAAGTTGCAGAACTTGCACTAGGATACCAAGGTAGTGTTGGAGCTTTAACTGCTATGGGTGCAGCTGATATGGGACTGACAGATGAAGAA